GGCGGCAGAAGGCTATGGGGCACGATTCTTCTCGCAGAGCGCAGAGCCTGGCGGTATACTCCAACACCCTGGCAAACTTAGCCAAGAGGGGGCTGATAGGATCAGCGACTCCTGGAAGAAGGCGCACACGGGGATGGCCGGCGCCCACCAGGTCGCTCTTCTCGAAGAGGGTATGACTTGGCACCAGATGGGGATGACCTCAGAGGATGCCCAGTTCCTACAGACACGAGAACATCAGGTGGAAGATATCGCCCGCTGGTTCCGGGTGCCTCTTCACATGATTGGTTCGACCTCTAAGGTGACCTCCTGGGGCACAGGCATCGAGCAATTGTCTCTCGGTTTTGTTATCTACAGCCTCATGCCCTGGCTAAAACGCTGGGAACAAACCATCACGCGCGACCTCATCATCGCAACGCAAGCCTACTTCGCCGAATTCCTGGTGGATGCTCTCCTGCGCGGTGACCTGAAGAGTCGCTATGAGGCTTATGCCATTGGCCGCAATTGGGGCTGGCTTTCCGTCAATCAAATTCTGGCCTTTGAAAACATGAACCCCATCGAAGGGGGCGATACCTATCTCCAGCCCATGACGCACGCAGTTATCGAGGCAGCGGCGAATATAGATCAAGTACGCCTTATGGCAAGGGAGATGGCTGGCCGGGTTGTGCGTAAGGAGATAGCAGCCATGACGCGGGCAGGCCGTCGATTCGCTGCCGATAGCGTGGGCTGGCAGGAAGCGGTGCAGGAGTTCTATCAGGAGCACAGGCAATACTTGATTGACACGCTACATCTTACCGAGGTGGCCGCAGAAGAATACGCCTGGGATCAGCGCGATTCGCTCCTCTATGCTGGCCCTCAAGCAATGGCAACATGGGAACAAGAACGCACGGATTGGTTGGTCGAACACATGATGGAGGGAAGGGGATAACCATGGGCGGAGGTACAGGAGCAGAGGGAATCGATCCTAGAGTGGTCCGAATCATAGTATTGAGGGCGCAGATCGTTCGGCTAAAGCGGGAGATAAGAGACCATGCCCCGACGGTCGAAGATTATATGAAGACGCCGCTCGGCATTCTCACAATCCCACATCCTGCGCCGCTACCATCCGACAGGCCCGCGCAGGCCAATCCACGAGGGCAGGTGGAGGTCGGCAGGAGGTTAGGCCCACCGCCTCCCCCACCGCCTGAGAGTGATCCAGGTATCGAAATCCGTGAGGGGGGGTTACTACGCCTTAGCAGGCCGCAGCCCATCGAGAAGGGTGTCATTATTCGTATTTGCTGCTGGAAGGCATGGCTCTGGCCTTGGCATCGATGCAAGGAGGAAAAGCAATGAAGAACCTAGTTGAGATTCTGAATGAGGACATCTGGGCGATTCTGCCCTCGGCCTTCGCCCGCATCCTGGCGGCGGCGGAGGAAAATACCGCACGGCCTGGTGAATGGGACATGGAGGCCGCTGTCACGCGCCCCAGCCGGGCGGCGGGCGCCATCGCCATCCTGCCGCTCTATGGCATCCTTCAGCAACGCCCCAGCCTCTTGGCCGCCCTATTCGGCGCGACAAGCCTAGAGGTATGGTCGACTTTATTCAAGCGCCTCGTAGCCGATGATAGCATCAAGGCAATCATCCTGGATATCGACTCGCCTGGCGGCAGCGTGGGCGGCATTCAGGAGCTGGCCGATGAGATATACCAGGCCCGGGAACGCAAGCCCATCATCGCCGTGGCGAATACCCTGGCTGCCAGCGCCGCCTATTGGCTCGCATCCTCGGCTTCGGAGATCGTCGCATCCCCTAGCGCCGAGGTGGGCAGCATCGGCGTCTTTGCCCTCCACGTCGAACTATCGAAGGCCCTGGAAATTATGGGCATTAAGCCGACTCTCATTAGTGCCGGCAAATACAAGACGGAGGGCAATCCCTACGAGCCGTTGACCGCTGAGGCTGAGGGCGCCATCCAGGAACGGGTGGACGATTACTACAATACATTCGTGGCATCGGTGGCCCGTGGCCGTGGGGCGTTAGTATCGGAAGTGCGCGGCGGTTTTGGTGAGGGCCGTGTCCTCGGCGTCAAGGAAGCCAAGAAGCTGGGCATGATAGACCGCGTGGCGACCCTGGCCCAGACCGTGCAGCGCCACGGCGGGACGGTAGACGGCGGTGGGATGATGGCTGAGTTCATTTCTGAAGGCACAGGGAGCGAAATGCTGGGGGTTGAGGGCGATTCGATCAAAGGAGATGCGCCGCCCATCCAGGCCCCCTACCCGTCAGAGCACTCGTGCCGGCTTCGTGATCCCAGTGCTTTCAAGCCCGACAGTTTCCGGCGCACCTCTCGCAATCACAAGGGCAAGTCTTACGATGTGATCTCTGGCAAACTCAAAGGCGAATCCAGCATGACAGAACAGGCATTCCGATACGACAAGAAGACCTGGAATGCTGGCGAAGCCCGAAGTCACTGCGAAGACCACAAGGGCAAGTTCGAGCCTGCGAGCGGTGGTGGGGCGAGTGCTGATACCCGCAAGAGGCGGCTGCGGCTGGCGGCGAGATAGGATATGGCAACAATGGCAGATATAGAAATGGCGACAGTTCAAGTCGCATTGCTCGGCATATTTGAGGCCATCAGTAAAGCCCTTTTACCCGTATTCGAGGGGCTGCACAAGGCGATATGCGACTTTGGCGAGCGAGTCTATCCCCTCTTGCGAGAGGAATATGAAAAGGCGGGCGCTCCCTACGGCCCATCCGATGAGGGGATGTGGCGCTACTTCGAGGAAGAGCAAAAATTCCAGAATGCAATAGCCGTATATCAGGAGACCATTGCCTGGCGAAAGGCATTGACTGATCTGCGGCTGGCGGCACGATAGAGACTTGACAGGCTAATTGCTAAGGAGTATCATCTAGTAGACAACTGAATAGGGACGCGTTCAGGCTAAGAAGACTCCGTAGAGATCGGGCGAGCCTGGATCAGTCGGGTAAACCCCGCAGCCGTAGCTAGAGCGGGTAGCCGAGTTCCAAAACGTCATTCGTTGGCGTTTCGGGGTTCTGCTACCCGCTTTTTCTTTTGCCCCGCAACGCCTCTCTGAATAAGGAGATAAGAAATGAAGTCAAGATACCAAGCGCTTTTTCAGGAACGCGCCGATCTTATCGCTGAGGCGAGGGCAGCCTTCGCTTTGGCCGAGAAAGAAGAGCGCGACCTAACCGACGACGAGCGCAAGCGGGACGATGAGATCGCCGCCAGATTAGAAGCACTCGAAGGTGAAATCCAGCGCCATGAGCGACAGGTAGTGCGCGAGGGCCTAGTCGCTTCGCCCCCGATCATAGACACCGGCTTCGGTGCTGAAGTTGATGTGCCCAAGCCACGGCCTTTCAAAACCTTCGGCGAGCAACTACAGGCGGTCGTGGCGGCCTCAGCCGGAAGCGGCAGGATAGACCCGCGCCTTCAGATGGTCAACGATGAGGGGCGCATCATGGCCGCAACCGGCATGGGCGAAGGTATCCCCAGCGATGGCGGGTTCCTCGTCCAGATCGACTTTTCAACCGAACTCCTGCGGCGGACCTACGAGTCCGGCCTGGTAGCCAGCCGCTGTCGGCGCATCCCCATCAGCGCCAACGCCAATGGCCTGAAGATCAACGGCATCAACGAGACCAGCCGAGCCGAAGGTTCGCGTTGGGGCGGCGTCCTGGCCTACTGGAAGGCCGAAGCTATGGCGAAGTATGCGACCTCACCCGAATTCCGGCAGATCGAACTCAACCTCAAGAAGCTCACCGGCCTCTGTTATGCCACGGATGAACTGCTCCAGGATGCCAGCGCTCTTGAGGCAGTCATCATGGCCGCTTTTTCCGAAGAGTTCGCCTTCAAGATCGATGACGCCATCATCGAAGGCACAGGTGCTGGGATGCCTTTGGGCATCCTCACTAGTGGAGCCACCGTGATCCAGGCGAAGGAAGCGGGTCAACTAGCCCGAACCGTTGTGATCCAGAACATCGTGAACATGTGGTCACGGCTGGACCCGCGCTCGAAGGCCAATTGCGTGTGGTTCGTCAACACGGACGTGACCCCGCAACTCTATACCATGTCCCTGGCCGTCGGCACGGGTGGCGCTCCAGTCTTTCTGCCCCCAGGCGGCTTGGCCGATTCGCCTTATGCGAGGCTATTCAACCGACCCGTCATCGAGATCGAGCAGTGTTTGACCTTGGGCACGGCAGGCGACATCATCCTTGCCGACCTCAGCCAGTACCTGCTCATCGACAAGGGCGGCATGGAAGCCGCCAGTTCCATTCACCTGCGATTCAACTACGACGAGACCTGCTTCCGCTTCGTGTATCGGATTGACGGGCAACCGATGTGGAACACGCCCTTGACCCCCTTCCACGACGCGGCCACGACTCGGCCAGTCTCGCCGTTCGTCGTTCTGGCTGTACGAGCCTAGTGAATAAGGAATAGGAGGAAATAGCGATGACTCTACCGGTGAGTCTTCCAGAGAACTACAAGATCGTTGAGGCGCTCATGCCTCAGGCTGGTGCCGCGCTCACTGGCGACTACGTTTGCCTGAAGAACGCCCACAAATGTTGGGTGCTGGTTCACATCAACCAGGCGAATGCGACGCAGGTGGCGATCACGATTAACCAGGCGACGGCAGTTGCTGGCACAGGTACGACCCCGATCACTGTCGCCGTGCCGATCTGGGTGTGCGAGTCCTGTGTGGCCTCTGACGCGCTAACCAGAGAGGCCGTGGATGCCATAGCTTACACGACCACCGTTGGCACTACCCACAAGATCATCGTCTTCGAGATCGACCCGGCGACGCTCAACGTGGCAGGTGGTTTTGATTGCATCACGGTGATCACCGCTGCCTCAAACGCGGCCAACATCACCGAAGCGGAATACATCCTGGCCGAGCGCTACCAGCAGGCATCACCGCCATCGGCGATTATCGACTAGCGAACTAACTGGGGGCGGGGTCAGCTCCGCCCCCGCTAGGAAAAGGAGTTTGGTTCGATGACTATGTGGAACATGGCACAAGGAGAGGCCGTCCGTGAATGCATCCTGGGCCTTCGCGTCGAGAAGACCCTCGGCTGTGCGGTGGACGCCAACATCTTCAATACATACGGCAGAATCCTCATCACGGAACTGATTGGGCAGGCGACGGCTACCGAGGCCACAGGCGCGTCGACGATCCTCTTGCAAGAGGAGAGGAACACCGTCAATCTTTGCGCCGCAACGACCGTGACGACTGACGCCATCGGCACGATGTACAGGCTGACGGGCGATCCAGCCGTGATTCTCTGTGGTACCGGCAATGTCCCAGTCCTTGATGTTTCGGGTCTTCTATCGGCGTTTCCGAGGACTTGTGGCATCATCATGGGTCGGCCACTAACGACGGACGCCATTCAACTCGTTGAGACGGGCAACTCTGCGACGCTCATCATCAACTGGGTCGTTTACTACATCCCGCTCGAAGAGGGTGCCTGGCTCCAGGCAGCATAGGGGTGACGCATGGCAGGAAGTGTTACCGTTACCGATTACGCTCTGGGCAATATCCATGTGCTGTCCTGCGCCTGCGTAGCTGATGCGGCGGCAGCAACCTTCCCCGATACTGTGCTGCCCAGGGTGGAAGGCATCCTGTGGGACTTGGAGACAGACCCAGGGGCACCAGCTCCTACCGACGATTACAACGTGACGGTTGTAGATGCCTGTGGCCACGATGTTCTAGAGAGTGTCGGCTTGACCCTTGATACGGTCAATACGGAAAAGGCACCCATCGTCTATGGGCAAACGGCCACACACCCGTCAGTCGATGCGACGGATGTGCTGACGCTCAAGATAGCGGGCAACGCGGTTCTCTCGGCCGCGACGCTGATCAAAATCTACATCTGGGGGGCTACAACTGCATAACGTCTCTAAGAGAATTAGAAGGCAAATCAAAGGAAAGGGAGGAAACCAAAATGGCAGGACGAGACCCGGACGTCACACGTGAGCACTATGAGGGTGACACTCAGGAGCGCTCTTGGGATGCCAACGTCAAGCGGGCATATGACGAGTACCAGCATGAGAGCCTGGAATCAATTCGTCGTAACCGTGCTTACGTCGACAAGATTCTCAGCGATGCTCAGCAAGCCGACAATGAGCGACAGAGGATCGGCAACCTGGCTCTCAGCAATGCCGTAGACACGGCTAATCTAGTCAACAAGCAGGCGGCGGCGCACAGGGACATCGCCATCAATAAGGAATGGAACCTGGAGCCGAGCGAGGCGGCTGCTGAGGCGCAGGTGTTGCCGGCATTCTGGCTGGACTTGGTAAAGGCCATCGCGGTGGCAGTAGCGGCGGAACTGGCCCCAGAGAAGCCATAACAAGTAGGAGGCAAACCGATGGGTTTGACCATCGTCACGCCACCGGCGACAGAACCTTTGACAGTAGCCGAGGTGCGGAGCCACCTGCGCCTGGACACCTCAGCGGGTGAGGTGGCTCCCACCGCCCCAACTGTCGCCCTTATCGCTCCGCCAGCGGCGGGCAATGTTGACAATGGCGCTCACCGTTATCGGGTGACATTCGTGACTTCGGATGGCGAAACCGATGGCGGGACGATCTCGGACATCGTGACCGTGGCCGATAAGACGGTGAACGGCAAGGTAACGGTGAGCGCTATCCCCCTGGGCGGTGCCGCCGTCACCTCGCGCAAGCTCTACCGGACGGTGGCTGGTGGGAGCAATTACCTCTTCCTAGCCACCATCGCCGATAACACGACCACGACCTACACAGACAACATCGCTGATGCTGGGCTGGGCGTGGCCTGTCCGACAACGAATACGACCGAGGACCCGACGCTGAATGCGCTGATCAAGGTCGCCCGCCAGTATGCGGAGACGGTGACGCGCCGGGCCCTGATCACCCAGACATGGGATTGGGTGCTAGATGCCTTCCCTAAAGACGACTTCGAGGTGCCGTTGCCGACGCTGCAATCGGTGACGCACATCAAGTATTACGACACCAACGGCATCCTGACCGAATGGCTGCCGGTGACGGAATATAGCGTGGACATCAACTCTGAACCTGGCCGCATCTCGCCCGCGTATCAAGTGGTCTATCCCACGGCGCGGGTTATCAACAATGCCGTGACGGTGCGGTTCATAGCGGGCTATGGTGCGGCGGCGGCGGTGCCCCAGGGCATCAAGTTAGCGATGTTAGAGACTGTCGCCTTCCTCTATGTGAATCGTGGAGTAGTTGCGGCTGAATTGCCGCCGGCCATCGACATGCTTTTCTGGCCCTTTAGGGTGCTCACATGGTAAACGTAGGCACCCTTCGACGCCGCATCCGCATCGAGCAGGCTACCACATCTGCTGATGCCTATGGCGAGCCTATCAAGATATGGGGGGTATTGGATCAGGTTTCGGCGGAGGTTTTGCCACTCACCGTCAGCGAGCAGTTCCGCGCTCAGCAGATCAACCGTGAGATTACCCTGAAGATGCATATCCACTATCGGGCGGATGTGACCGAATTGATGCGGATTCTCTACGACGGCGATTACTACGACATCCACGGCATCACCGAGGTCGGCTTCCGCGAAGGCCTGGAGCTTCTCGTGGGGCTGGCTAAGCCGGAGGGGGCATGATGACGGTGCAGGGTTTTGGCCGCGATTTAAAACTACCAGCGCAATTCCATCGCTATCGGCGTCACTTTGGTATTAAAGCGCTGGAAGGGATGACCTCAATCTCCCAAATCTTCACCTCTATCAAGGAAGGTGACGTTTTTTCTGCTCCTGGATCATACACCATGACCGAGCCCACATGCAAGCCTGAGGACGATTAGATGGCCAAGAGCAAGAAGCGCCAGAAGGACGAGCGCAAGGCCAGGCGGCAGAAGAAGGGCCAGCCCCAGAAGACAACCGTGGGGAGGCAGGGGAAATAAGGATCAATGATTCCTAATAAAGCGGGCGACAGCCTTAGCGCAAGCAGGGGCGTGCATGAGGATTTCCTTTTCACCGAAGCGCCAGACAGACCAGTCCTCGATATGAGCGGCCTCGTTGAAGGCATTGTCTCTCGCTTTCCTGTCGGGCCATTTATGCCAGTAATCGCCGTCGGCCTCGACGATCAACCTAGCCGACTCGAAGACGAAGTCGGGCTGGAAACGCCCGAACATGGTCTTGTGCATCTCGAAATGCAGTCGCCGTTTCTTGAATTCGTCATGCAAAAGCCGCTCGATAGAAGTCATCTTCGAAGGGAAATGTTGCCGCAGACGGGCCTGACGAGTCTTTTCACGCCATTCAGGCGAACGATTCTTGCCGCGATTTGCTTGACCTATTTTTGCTCGATGTTCAGGAGAGAATTGTTTACCAAGGTGGGCCTGACGCATCTTCTCGCGCATTTCAGGATTGGCCCATTGTCGGACGGCAGTTTGACGCCGCTTCTCACGCCATTCAGGCGTTCTCTGAAATATTCCCTTCGGCATTCTATGTTTAATTATAGCACGAAGCCACCCTATAGTAAATGGCAATCAAGGAAGGTATAGAAGTAGATGGCTGACGCTGTTGGCATGACCATCAAGGTGCAAGGGTTGGACGTGCTAGAAAAGCGTCTCAAGGAACTGGGTGCCCGCATGTCCCAGAACATCTTGCGGAAGGCGCTCAGGGCCGCCATGAAGCCCGTCAGGGATGAAGCCGAAAGCCGAGCAAGGGCACAACTAAAGAAGCGAACTGGGACGCTTTTTAAGAGCATCAAGGCGACTACGGGCGGCAAGAAGGGGGAAGCCTATATCAAGATGGGATTCGCTAAGGGTGCGGCCTATGGCATCCCGCTGGAATTGGGCACATCCTCCTTCGCCGCCCGTCCGATGCTCCGACCAGCCCTGGACACTAAGAGCGATGAAGCCGTTGCCATCTTCAAGACTCATTTGGCAGAGGAAATCGACAAGGTGGTCAAGGTCTGATGGCAGAACTAGAGGCTGTAATCTTCACCCGATTATCCACTTATGCGGGTTTGATAGCGCTCACGTCGACGCGCATCTATCCCATCATCCTGCCGCAGAATCCGACCTTGCCCGCTGTGACCTACCAACGCACCGATGGGCCAAGGGAATCCGCTTTGGGTGCTGAGATGGGGCTAGCCCATCCTGGTATCCAAATCGACTCCTGGGGTAAGAGTTATGCCAGCGTAAAAAGCGTGGCGACTCAAGCCCGGGCTGCCCCCCAACGATGGTCATCTGAGGCAACCGACCCCGTGGTACTGGACTGCCTACTAGAAAGCGATGGCGACGAATATGAGCCTGGGGCGAATATCTATCATGTGCGGCAGGACTGGACTGTATGGCATCGAGAGTAAGGAGGCCAAGTATGGAGAAGACCTATCGGCAGATTACCTATAAGCTCCGAGTCCATCGCGGGCCAGGTATGCCCGCCCTGGAATCGGCACGGCCCTTCAGGAATGTGAAGGGAAGCCGTGTCTACACGGATTCGGATGAGGCCCCGACGCTGATAACGTTCGACGAGTATTGCCAGGTCAACATCCCTGACCTACTGGCGTTCGGGGCAATCGCCGAATACAAGCCGCCGAAGGTAGCAAAGGAGGTGTCTAGTGGCGAAATACGCAGCAAGTCCGACTAGAATCTACCTCGACGAGTTCGACTTTTCGGGGTCTATGACCGCGACCTCACTGGACATCACCCAGGAGGCACCGGTCACCACCTGCTTTCCGGATGCTGGACCACGTCGACTCGTCGGCAATTACGAGTTCGCCCAATCGCACTCCGGCCTCTTCGAGCCGACTGATGATGGCTTTGATGAGCAAGTCTTCCTCCTCCTCGCCGACGGCACTGACCACTACCTCACGCAACTCTTCGGTGCGAACGTGGCTGGGAGCATCGCCTATGACAGCATCGTGCAACTTACGGCTGAACCACGATCGGCAGCAATCGGCGGTGCCGTGCTGCTGAACTTCGACACGGCTGGCGCGGGCGGTCTCTCCCGTGGCCTCGTCCTGGCGAGCAAATTGAGTACGGGGGGAGAGATCATCGCCGCCAAGAATTGCGGCGCGACTGGCGCTGGCACTCAACTTCGGGCGTTTTACCGCGTACTCGCCTTCACGGGCACCAACATCATCATCCACATCGAGGACTCTGCTACCGAGGGCGGGGCTTATGTGGATATCGCAGGCTTGACGGCGACCTTCACGGGCATCGGCGTTGAGTGTGACACCGTTATGGTGGCAACGAACATTTGGAAGCACGTCGTTACAGCGGGCACCTACACCAGCGCCTTGATTCTGGTGACACTCGGTGTCGTGCAGGGAACTTACATAGCACCTTAGAAGAAAGGAGAAAGCCAAATGGCGAAATTCGCGGCGAACAAAGTAAACATAGCGTTAGCTGGCGCTGTCGTCCTTGAGGACGATATCGATAACTTTAGCCTCAACATCTCGCAAGAGGCTCCAGTTGTCACGTCCTTTTCGGATGCTGGCCCCAGGCGCGTTGTCGGAAACTATGACTTCGGCCTCGACATTTCCGGTAGCCCAGACTTTGCGGCGGCGCAGAGTGATGCGACGATCTTCGCTTTCCTGGGCGCAGCGGCAGCAAAGGCAATGGCCGTCGATCCGACGGGCAAGGCCAACCCTCCCGACGCTGACAACCCGCACTATGACGCGACCGACATCATCCTGACCAGTTACTCGCTCAGTGGCGCAGTCGGCGGGCGTGTAGACTACTCGGCCAGCTTCGGCGGCAACTCGGCACTAGCAAGGGCTGTGGCATAACAACCAAATAGAAAGGGGTGCTTTGTGGCGAAACCGCCAACCCGACAGGTGCCCTCCGATGACTGCACCGTCGATATCGACGGCGTGGAATACCATCTGCACGAGGGCGAGTGGGTCAAGGTCGTCAGTTCGTTTGCGGTAGGCTCTCTCCGCATCATGCGACGTATGACGGAGCTACAGAGCCAGATGGACGCCCTTGAGGATGATGAGCAGATACGCAAGGTCATCCTCATGGACGACACCGTGGGCGAGCTGGTGGACGTGCTCGAGAGGCGCATTGTGGAATGGAATTGGACGGACGATATGGGCAATCCTCTCCCGCAACCCTTTCATAATCTCCATGCCTTCCAGTCTCTGCGCCTTGAGGAGCTGATGTATCTCGCCCTCATCGTCAGGGGAGAATCGCCGGGTGAGCAAAAAAACGGATCAGCGCCCTCGCCGATTTCGTCCTCGGCTACCAAACAACCGAAGAGCCAGGCGTCATCAAGTGGGGGCCGCAGCCGTTCGAGGGCATCGTCTCAGTAATCTGTGAAGCGTTCAGTTGCACGCCAGAT